GGTCAAGGTTCAACTACAATTTCAGGCATTTCAACCTTCCAGATTGAAAGTGCAAGAGATTGGTATGATAATCAATTTATTCGTCTCCAGAATACAAACATTCTTTGGAGATCAATTGCACCAAAACCAACTACTACACGTTGGGCACAAGAGAGAAATTCAAGAAATGATGCAATGCACATTGCAGTCATTGATGATCTTGGAACTGTAACTGGTATTAAGGGGAACCTGCTAGAGAAGCATGTTTCTATATCTAAAGCATCTGATGCAACATCTGCAGTAAATGCTCCACAGAAGATCTGGTGGAAAGATTATCTTGCACGTTATTCAAGATACCTTTTTGCTGGAGACAACCCATCAGATAATGGAGTTCCATCAGAAACTGTTTTCAGATCTGGATTTAGCGACACTGTAGAAATGGGTGCATTTGGAGGAGCTCAGTATACATTAGGCGATCTCAGTGATCAACTTTGGAACCAACCTGCACAAGACATTACATATAGTGTAATGGGAAATGTTACTTACACATTAGGTGGAGGTAAAGATTACTCTGGTGAAAATAATGAAGGTGGTCTGGACGCAACTCTTGGAGATCTAATTTCTGCATATAGAAAACTTGAAAATAGAGATGAAGTTCCACTTGATTATATCTTGATGGGTCCTGGTCTCGGAAACAAGTTTGAGTCTCAAGCAAAAGCACAAGAAATAATTGCAATTGCAGAAGACAGAAAAGATTGTATGGCAATGATCTCTCCTCATAGAGCAGACGTTGTTGACATTACAAATACAGATACCCAAACTGACAATATCATTGAATTCTATAGTTCAATGCCTTCATCTTCATATGCTGTATTTGATACTGGTTATAAGTACACTTATGATAGATTCAACAATAAGTTCCGTTATATCCCAACAAATGGAGATATTGCTGGACTTTGCGTAAGAACTTCAATCTTTGCATATCCTTGGTTCTCACCTGCAGGTCAGCAAAGAGGAATTCTGAATAATGCAATTAAACTTGCATATAATCCATCTAAAGCTCAAAGAGATCAACTTTATCCACAGAGAATCAACGCAGTTGTTACTCAACCTGGAATTGGTACTCTTCTCTTTGGAGATAAGACTGGTCTAGGTTATGCATCAGCATTTGATAGAATCAACGTTCGCAGACTGTTCCTCACAGTTGAGCAAGCACTGGAGAGAAGCGCACAAGCACAACTCTTCGAACTGAACGATGAGATTACAAGAGCTAACTTCATCAATATTGTTGAACCATACCTACGTGAGGTTCAAGCGAAGAGAGGTCTTTATGGATTCCTAGTTGTTTGTGATGAAACAAACAATACTCCTGACATTATTGATAATAATGAGTTTAGAGCAGACATCTATCTGAAGCCAGCTAAATCAATTAACTATGTCACTCTAACATTTGTTGCTACCAGAACTGGAGTCAGCTTTGAAGAAGTGGCTGGTAGAGTTTAATTAAAAATCCAATAACTACAAAACGGAAAGGAGGATTAAAAAATGGCTGATTCCACTAACAAACCATCTATAAAGAATATTTCATCATTCAAAAATAGACTAGCTGGTGGTGGCGCAAGACCAAACCTATTTGAGGTTGCTCTAGATGATTTCCCCCAAGAAATCTCTGGTCAATGGGATAGTGAATCTAAAGTTGACTTTAGATTCTTATGTAAGGCAGCTGCCCTTCCAGCATCTAACGTTGCTCCAATTGATGTTCCTTTTAGAGGAAGAATCTTAAAGGTTGCTGGAGACAGAACCTTTGATACTTGGACCGTTACTATTATTAATGATGAAGACTTCAAACTCAGACATGCTTTTGAAGCATGGATGAATCTTCTCAGCAAGTTAGACAACGCATCTGGAGCAACAAATCCAGCTTCTTATATGAAGAATGCAATTGTCTATCAACTTGGAAGAAGTAATCAGAAGGAAGGAACCAAAGTTGTAAATAGCATTACTGCTCAGGGTCCTGGATTCAGTGCAACTGGAGACGGTCAATCAACCGTCCTCAGATCATACAAGATGTATGACATTTTCCCAACAAATGTATCCCAGATTGATCTATCATATGATAGCTCAGATACAATTGAAGAATTCACTGTTGAATTCCAAGTTCAGTATTTTGAAATCAATGATGGTCCTTCTTCACTACTCTGATAAATAAAACAGTAGAAAGAAACCCAATCTTTATTCATGGCAAAATTATTTGGATTCTCCATTGAGGATAAAACCCAACAGTCAGATAATATAATCTCCCCCGTCCCGCCTAATAACGAGGATGGGGTTGATCATTATCTAACTAGCGGGTTTTTTGGTTCGTATGTAGATATAGAAGGTGTTTATAGAACAGAATTTGATTTAATTAAACGATATCGTGAAATGGCACTTCATCCAGAAGTTGATAGTGCGATTGAAGATATTATTAATGAAGCAATTGTTTCGGATACATATGATACTCCTGTTGAAATTGAGTTATCAAATCTGAATGCAAGCGATGGCATCAAAAGAAAGATTAGGGAAGAATTCAAGCGTATTTTAGAATTACTAGATTTTGATAAGAAATCTCATGAAATTTATAGAAATTGGTATGTTGATGGTAGACTTTACTATCATAAAGTAATTGATGTTAAGAATCCTCAGGAAGGGATTCAAGAATTGCGCTACATTGACGCAATGAAAATGCGCTATGTTAGGCAGCAAAGAAAAACCGATAATGATAAGTATAACTTAACAAGAAAGTCACAAGAAAGTTCTACAGCATCAGATTTGGACTTTCCAGAAATTGATGAATACTTCCTTTATCTTCCCAAAACAAATGGACAAATGGGTGGTGGAAGTAATTCTGGATCTGGTGGTGGAATAAAAATTGCAAAAGATGCTATTACATATTGTAATTCTGGACTTTTAGATAGAAATAAAGGAACTGTATTATCATATTTGCATAAGGCAATTAAATCTCTCAATCAACTTCGTATGATTGAAGATTCTCTTGTTATCTATAGATTATCTCGTGCCCCAGAGCGTAGAATTTTCTATATTGATGTTGGAAATCTACCAAAAGCAAAGGCAGAACAATATCTACGTGATGTTATGATGAGATATCGTAACAAGTTAGTTTATGATGCTTCTACTGGAGAAGTACGTGATGATAAAAAATTCATGAGTATGCTTGAAGATTTCTGGCTTCCTCGTCGTGAGGGTGGTAGAGGAACAGAAATTTCAACACTTCCTGGTGGACAGAATCTTGGAGAAATTACAGATATTGAGTATTTTAAGAAGAAATTATATAGATCATTAAACGTACCACCATCAAGAATGGATGGTGAGGGTGGATTTAATCTTGGAAGATCATCAGAAATTCTAAGAGATGAACTTAAGTTTACTAAGTTTGTAGGACGTTTAAGAAAAAGATTCTCTAACATGTTTAATGACATGTTGAAAACTCAATTAATTCTTAAGAATATCATTACTCTTGAAGATTGGGATAAAATGTCTCAACATATTCAATATGACTTCTTATATGATAATCACTTCTCAGAATTGAAAGAAGCAGAACTTCTTACTGAAAGATTAAATCTTGCAGCAACTGCAGAACCATATATTGGCAAATATTATTCTCAGGATTATGTAAGACGTAAGATTTTACGCCAAACTGATCAAGAGATAGTTGAGCAAGATATGATTATCCAAAGAGAAATTGAGGAGGGAATTATTCCAGATCCAAATGCTCCCGTTGACCCAGAAACTGGAGAACCTATTGGAGACTCAATTGATGGAGAATCTGGACAAGTTCCTATTGAACCAGAAATTGATGCATCTGCTGTAGAACCACCATCTGGTGGAGAAATATAAATAATAGGAAACAAACTTGGTAATTAAAATGGACGAACTCATGGACATGATTATTGCTGATGAATCACCATCAAATATCAGCGATAAAATTAAAGAGATCTTATTTGCAAAAGCAGCAGATAGAGTAGATGAATTAAGACCTCAAGTTTCAAATGAATTTTTTGGACAATCAGAAGAGTCCGAAGAAGAATTTTCTGACGAGGAATAATACCTAACTTAAAGAAAGTAATAAATAACTATTATAAAACTTTATCATAACGATGCAAAGAACAAAGATTATAGCAACAGAAGTTGCTCTGGGAACAACTGCTGGTGGTGGTTTAAGTATTTCTGATGCAACTTGCGTAAGATTATATAACGGTGCTGGAGGAGTTGCTACAGTTAGTATTGCTAGCACTGTCGGTGCTGCCGATACTGCAACTTTTACTATGCCACAAGAATCTGTTGAATTCATAGAAAAACCATCTTCTTACGTTATCTGGGCATCATCTACTTCTGTGAAAGCTACCAAAGTAGGACTTACTAACTAAGAAAAATGAAACTAATCAGAGAAGAAATCGAAAAAGTAGAAGTTCTTACAGAGGGATCTGGAAAGAACCAAAAACTTTATATTCAAGGACCCTTTCTTCAGGCTGAATGTGTAAATCGTAATGGACGTATGTATCCAATGTCCATTATGGAACGTGAAGTAAAGCGTTACACTGAGCAGTATGTTGAAAAAGGTCGCGCTTTAGGCGAACTTGGCCATCCAGATGGCCCAACAGTAAACCTTGATAGAGTTTCTCATAAGATTGTTGACCTATACCGTGAAGGAAACAACTTCATCGGTAAGGCACAAATCCTTTCAACTCCCATGGGTAAGATTGCAGAATCTCTACTCAAAGATGGAGTAACTCTTGGCGTTTCTTCTCGTGGAATTGGATCTTTAAGAGAAAATCATAAAGAGGGATATAAAGAAGTAGGCGAAGATTTCATGCTGGCAACTGCTGCTGATATTGTCGCTGATCCTTCTGCACCTGATGCTTTTGTTCAGGGAATTATGGAAGGTAAAGAATGGGTATGGGATGGAGGCATTCTTCGTGAGAAATATGCTTCTGAAACATATAAAAAGATCAACAGTCTTGTAGATCAGAAAAAACTCGAAGAGAATAAAATCAATCTCTTCAATGAGTTCTTAAATTCACTATAAGTAGTGTAATTCTTCAAATTATAAATAAATATAGATTTAATACAAAGGTAAATCGGAGAGTTCAAATGTCTCGTGGCAATCAATTACAAGAAATGGAAGCAGGCACTAAGCAATCCAAAACTGCCGTAAACTCTGGCGCAAAACCTGCAGAAGCTATGCCAAAGCTTACTACAGGTATTGCTCCTGGACAAACTGGTAGTTGGGAAGATCTTGGTGGACCTACTCCAGAAAACTATAAGTCTGATGATAATTCAGCAGCACTTAAAGAACCATCACTAAAGACTGTTAGTGATGTAGTTACCCGTGGCGCTAAGTCAGCAGAAGCTATGCAGAAGCTTTCAGGCGCTGTTAAGGAAGAGGAAGAAGTTGATGATGAAGATCTTCTTGATGAAGAGCAAGAACTCGAAGAGGATTCTGAATCTGTTGCTGAGATCGAAGAAGAAGTAGAAGAAGGCGAAGAGGAAGAAGGCGAAGAGGAAGAGGAAGAGGAAGAAGAAGAGATTGAAGAGTCATTTGATATTGAAGATGACGTAAATGCTCTTCTCAGCGCAGGAGATGAGGCAGATCTTTCAGAGGAGTTCAAAGATAAAGCAAAAACTATCTTTGAATCTGCTCTGAGATCAAAGGTTTCAGAAATCCGCGAATCTCTGGAAGAAGAGTATGAGTCTGCTTATCAGCAGAGACTTGTTGAAACTGTAGAGTCAATCAAGTCAGAACTCCAAGAGCGTGTTGACGCATATCTGGAGTATGTTGCAGATGAGTGGATTTCAGAAAACCAAATTGCAGTTCAATCAGGTCTGAAGGAAGAACTCTCTGAGTCCTTCATGACTGGTCTGAGAGGACTTTTTGAAGAACATTATGTATCAATCCCTGAAGATAAATATGATGTGCTTGAGAGCATGGTAGAAAAACTTGATGATATGGAGACAAAACTCAACGAGCAAATTGAGAAGAATATTTCACTCAACAAGCGTCTCTCTGAGTCGGTTGCTGATGGAATCTTTGATGAAATTTCTGAGGGTCTAGCACTTTCTCAGAAGGAAAAGCTCGCTTCACTTGCCGAAAGTGTTGAGTTTGAAAGTGAGTCACAATATCGTGAGAAACTGGAGACTTTGAAGGAATCATATTTCCCTTCAAAATCAACAACTCAATCAGCAAAGTCTGAAACACTTTCTGAGGGAGTAGATGTTGCTTCTGAGTATCACTCAGATTCAATGAATGCTTACCTGAAAGCTCTTTCAGTTGTTGCCAAAAACTGAATTTAATATTAATCAAACCCGAAAACACACTTTTTAAAAGAGGTAAAAGCAAATGTTCCATTCCGAGCATCTGCAGGAAAAGTGGGCACCCCTTCTGAACTATGAAGGTCTTGATCCAATCAAGGATTCACACAGAAGAGCCGTAACCGCTGTCCTGCTCGAAAACCAAGAAAGATTTTTAAGAGAAGAGCAATCATTTGCTCAGCAAGGATTCCTGACCGAAACCCCAACCAACGCTGCTAATGGAGCTGCTGGTGGTGGTGGATTTGGTGGTAGCGCAGCTGCTGCTGGTCCTGTTGCAGGTTTCGATCCTGTTCTGATCTCACTGATCAGACGTTCAATGCCTAATCTGGTCGCTTATGACCTCGCAGGCGTTCAACCAATGAACGGTCCTACTGGACTCATCTTCGCAATGCGTTCACGCTACAACAATCAGAGCGGAACTGAAGCACTGTTCAATGAGGCAGATACTTCATTCTCTGGTTCCTTCACTGGTGTTGGCAATACCGCAGGTTCAACCGACAGCACTGTTGGTATGGGAACCACCTCTGGTCAACTCGGTTCAAACCCAGGAATCCTCAACCCAACCGCAACTGCAGATCAGGCTCTGTACAACGTTGGTCAGGGTATGAGAACTGGCGACGCTGAGAATCTTGGCGTTGATGGCGGTCCTCAGTTCAACGAAATGGCTTTCTCAATTGAGAAGGTTCTCGTTGAAGCAAAGTCACGCGCTCTGAAAGCAGAGTACAGCCTTGAGCTTGCACAGGATCTGAAGGCAATTCATGGTCTGAATGCAGAAGCAGAACTCGCTAACATTCTTTCAAGCGAGATTCTTGCTGAGATCAACCGTGAAGTCATCAGAACCATCTACAAGGTTGCTGAACAAGGCGCTGCTACCAACGTTTCAACTCAAGGTGTATTTGACCTTGACATTGACTCCAACGGACGTTGGAGCGTTGAGAAGTTCAAGGGTCTCCTGTTCCAAATCGAGCGTGATGCTAACGCAATCG